TGCATGTCGCACATACGCTTGGTTCCGATGTCAATTCGGCCCCGGCTATCTATTCCTTCCGGATGTCTCATCTCTGTTGTTGAATTGTGCTTGTTGCTTGATTGATTAAAGAATGGTGTTTTCACAGAAAGAGCGCGTGTGTCTCTCGTTATGAAGTTTAGGTCTTGGCGTGGATGCTCGCAGAAGGTTGCACTAAGGAACTCGTCTACTGGAAAGATGCGCTTATTAAAGTCCTGCTCTATTAGCAGGCGGCACCCTTCTTGTGTTAGCATATATGCGTGTGTACAAAAGGTGTAGTCTGGCTCAACTAGGTATTCGGTTACTTCTCGCTTTGGCTGACGAACGTAAGTGTATCCTAAATACATAAGCGTCCAAGAGAAATCGGTAACTAGTTCGTTTCTATTAATGGGTCGTTTGATGGAAAAATCCTCCTCTAATACAAGTATCCGCTTATAATGATTCTTATACGCATCACACCATACTCTCCAATGAGAAAGAGCACACCCGACTTCTCCGGGCAACACATCGCGCGACCACCAACTATTGCTGTGTCCGTCAATCTTCCACCCTTCGTAAGTCTTGTACCCAAATGGTAACAGCGTTCCTGTGTGCCCGTTGGTTGCATGAAAGATTTGTAATGGCGAATTGAATCCAGACTCCTGGAACCTAGTGCGAATCTCTTGTTCCTTCTCCGCTGTTGGGTTTAGACATATCACATAGGTCATGTCCGCGTCTCGGTTCATGGAGAAAAGAGCCTCCCATTCTTCTGCAACCTTTGGCCAGTCTCTTGAGGTTAGATATTCATCTACTTTAGACCAGTCGTCAACCTTATTATTGAATCCGTTTACGGTTTCCTTTAGGCCCGCGATTTCATTGACAATTGGGGTCACCCGGTGTGCCAACATTTCAAGCGCAGTAATGCAGTATGTTTCGTTGTAATGGGTTGGGTAATACCAGTACTGACACTTAGCCATAAGAGAATACAAATCCGACATGGAAAGCACACCATGGTATGTGACGTTTTCCATTTTCTCGACACGGGAGAGAAAGGATTTTTTAAAGAACTCTTCTCCATACAGCGGAGTTGCTATATGAAGATGCGCTTTTATTGCTCCAGTATCAACGTCATCAAGAACGCGATTTAGTCCGCGTTCCGCATGCGAAGTATATATATATGTATTAGGCTCCTTAACAATGAATGGGTCCCGCTTAGATAGGTCTATGCCGTTGCCAATAACAGCGACCTTGGGTGCTGCCCACGGAAATCTTTTTTGAAAGTCTTCCTTGTGCCAATTTGTTAAACAAACAATACAATCTGTTTGGTCGTATGCGCTTTGAATTTCTGCATCAGACATTCGCTGTCCCTCGTACCATGGGTAAGGGTCTTCGTTATGAAGCCAAAATAGTTTGTTGTAAACGGTGCGGTCTTCAAAGAACTTTGTGTAGTGTAGATACGCAACGCCCACTAGTACATCTATAACTGCTGGTATCTTTTGCTTTGCATCAAGGGGCACATACTCTACGCTTCCGCCTGGATAAATTTCGCAATACTGCAAGACCTCCCCGTATACGTACACCTTGTTTTCCTTCTTCGCCAACTCGCGAGAAAGGTTCATTATGCACTGCTCTGTGCCACCAAGGCCATCGGTCTTTGAATTCCAATGGGTACGAGAGTAGCCTACGTGAAAGACAATGTTCATTCCTCTGTAGAAAAGAAGAAGGTTTGAAATAGGCGACCATCTTGAGGGCCACTTCCGAAGTAGTCAAGCGAAGAGTGAAACTGCTTTCCTCTGTAAAGGATGAGTCTGTTGTATAGGTTCCCAACACTACTAACCATTTCCCACCTGGTCATGTCTTGCGCGTGGTTGTTCCAAATTCCCTTTCCGTCTTGCGACCAGGTTAGCCCTGTTTCTTTGTGGCGAAAGAATCCCGTACCACTTGACAGCGGGGCATTGGGAGTTAGGTAAACTACACCAGCCCATTTTGTTCCGTGGTCTGCATGTATCCAAGAACGGTCTCGCGCTGTTGTTATCTGGTACGCTCCATTATATCCATCTGGCCAGTGCGTAATCTCTCCGGCTTGTGGGCCAACAATGGCCTGTATGGTTTCTTTAATGCTATCAGTAGCAAAAGATTTGGTCCGCGCCCCAGGGTAGTTACCCGTTACATTGAAGTCTTGGGCTAACGCAAAATCCCTTACCTCGTCCGGATTGTTGTAGAAAGCATCCACAACGAAAGCATTGATAATCATTTAAGTAGAGTTGAATTGTAATCAAATGTACAAAAAGAAAGGCGGGATATACCCGCCTCTCTGAAAAAATATCCTGTCACATTATGGAGTCATATCTGTGACAAGGCCATTGTTTACCTCGATTCTATAACTTTCTCCATCAGCATTCCAGTCAAGACTTCCGCTGAATGAACCCTGTGAGCCAGCAGCACCTTTCTGTCCCTTTGGTCCTTGAGGTCCGCTGGGGCCTTGAGGTCCAGTGGGTCCAGCAGGTCCGGCAGGTCCTTGTGGGCCGGTGGGTCCGGTAGAGCCGTTGCGTCCCTTTTGACCTTTAGGCCCCTGGGCTCCCTGTGGTCCAGTAGGTCCAGTAGGCCCAGCAGGTCCTTGTGGGCCAGTGGGGCCAGTTGCACCCTGTGCTCCTTGTGCACCGGTTGCGCCCTTTTGACCCTTGGGTCCCTGGGGACCAACCTCACCCGGATTACCTTGAGGACCCTGTGCACCAGTTGCACCAGTTGCGCCCTTTGGTCCTTGGGGTCCGGTTGGTCCAGTGGCTCCCGTAGAGCCCTTTGAGCCTTGAGGTCCAGTGGGTCCAGTAGGTCCGGTTGCGCCCTGTGCACCTTGTGCGCCGGTTGCGCCCTTCTGTCCTTTAGGACCTTGTGCGCCCTGTGCGCCTTGAGGTCCAGTAGGCCCGGCAGGTCCTTGTGGGCCTGTTGGTCCGGTAGAGCCGTTGCGTCCCTTCTGTCCTTTGGGGCCTTGGGCTCCTTGCGCTCCCTGTGGTCCCGTGGGTCCGGTGGGCCCAGTTGGACCAGTAGCGCCTTGAGCGCCTTGAGCACCAGTTGCGCCCTTTTGACCCTTGGGTCCTTGGGCTCCCTGTGGGCCCTGTGGGCCGATGGGTCCGGTTGCTCCTTGGGGCCCAGTTGCGCCCTGTGCTCCAGTTGCTCCCTTTTGACCTTTAGGTCCTTCAGGCCCAACCTCACCAGGATTACCCTGTGGGCCCTGGGCTCCGGTTGCTCCTTTAGGTCCCTGCGGGCCGGTGGGGCCTTGCGCTCCAGTATTTCCCTTCGCTCCTTGTGGGCCAGTGGGGCCAGTTGCACCCTGCGCACCAGTATTTCCTTTAGGGCCTTGGGGTCCAGTAGGACCAAGTGCTCCTTGGCGACCCTTCTGTCCTTTATTACCCTGGTCTCCTTGGGGGCCGGTGGGTCCCGTAGCACCCGTAGAGCCTTTAGCCCCTTGTGGGCCAGTCGGACCCGTAGCGCCCTGCGGGCCAGTTGGTCCCTGAGCGCCGGTCTGTCCCTTTTGACCCTTCGGACCTTGAGCACCTTGAGCACCTTGAGCGCCAGTATCTCCCTTCGGACCCTGCGGTCCCGTTGCGCCTTGAGGTCCAGTGGGTCCGGCTACGCCCTGACGACCCTTTTGCCCTTGAGCGCCTTGTTCGCCCTGAGCACCTTTTTCCCCCTGTGGACCCACAGGGCCTTGAGGGCCTTGAGGGCCTGTTGCACCTTGAGGACCTTGAGCGCCCGTCTGTCCTTTTTGACCTTTTGGCCCCTCGGGTCCCACTTCACCGGGATTGCCCTGGGGACCTTGCGCTCCGGTTGCACCCTTAGAGCCCTGCGGTCCCGTAGGTCCTTGTGCGCCAGTATCTCCTTTGGGTCCTTGAGGACCAGTAGCGCCCTGCGCTCCGGTTGCACCCTTAGAACCTTGAGGGCCCGTGGGGCCTGTAGGGCCGGTGGGCCCAGCAACTCCGGTGCGACCTTTTTGGCCTTTGTCGCCCTGGGGGCCGACTTCGCCTGGCTGACCTTGAGGACCCTGCGCTCCAGTATCTCCCTTCGGGCCCTGTGCTCCTGTTTGTCCTTTTTGGCCTTTGGGTCCCTGTAATCCTTGAGGGCCCAACGCTCCATCGCGGCCCTTCTGGCCTTTGTCGCCCTGCGGGCCAGTTGGTCCCTGGGCGCCGGTTTGTCCTTTTTGACCTTCAGGACCCACTTCGCCTTCCTGGCCTTTAGTTCCTTGTGCGCCCTTTTGGCCGTCACGACCTTTTTCTCCTTTAGGACCTTGGTCCCCTTGGGCGCCCTTTTCGCCTTGAGGTCCAACAGGTCCTTCGGGACCCTGCGCTCCAGTCTGTCCTTTCTGACCCTTGTCTCCCTGGGGGCCAACCTCTCCTTCTTGACCCTGAGCGCCCTTTTGTCCTTGGTCACCCTTGGGTCCCTGGGCACCCGTTTGGCCTTTCTCTCCTTTGGGGCCCTGCAGGCCTTGTGGGCCCTGGGCTCCGTCGCGGCCCTTTTGGCCTTTTTGGCCTTCTTCACCTTGGGGGCCCTCTACGCCTTTCTGGCCTTTATCTCCAGTGGCACCCTGGTCTCCTTTCTGACCACGGTCACCCTCTATACCTTTTTGTCCTTGGTCGCCCTTAGTTCCTTGGGCGCCCTTATCTCCAGTCTGACCTTTGTCACCCTGTTGGCCGTCACGACCTTTCTCGCCCTTCTCGCCTTCGGGGCCCTGGGCTCCAGTCTGACCTTTATCTCCTTGGTCACCTTTATTTCCGGTATCGCCTTTTTGTCCTCGGTCTCCATCAATACCCTTTTGGCCCTTAACGCCATCGGCGCCTTTTTGACCTTTAGTTCCATCAATACCCTTGTCACCTTGGTCTCCTTTTTGACCACGGTCTCCATCTATGCCCTTCTGGCCTTGGTCACCTTTGTCGCCAGTAGTTCCTTTATCTCCTTGGTCACCCTTGCTTCCGGTATCACCCTTCTGGCCGCGGTCTCCTTCGACGCCCTTCTGGCCTTTAGTTCCGTCGATACCCTTATCGCCCTGGGCTCCTTTGTCGCCCTGGTCACCTTGGTCTCCTTTTTGTCCACGGTCGCCATCGGTTCCCTTTTGACCCTTCGTGCCGTCGATGCCCTTTTCGCCTTTGCTTCCGGTGTCGCCTTTGTCGCCCTGGTCTCCTTTCTGACCACGGTCACCGTCGATACCCTTCTGACCTTTGGTGCCATCAATGCCTTTCTGGCCCTTCGTTCCATCAACGCCTTTTTCCCCTTTGTCACCGGTATCTCCTTTCTGACCACGGTCGCCGTCAATGCCTTTCTGACCCTTGGTACCATCAATACCTTTTTCACCCTTGTCTCCGGTGTCGCCTTTGTCGCCCTGGTCTCCTTTCTGACCACGGTCACCATCTATTCCCTTCTGGCCCTTCGTGCCGTCAATTCCCTTTTGACCTTTAGTTCCGTCGACGCCCTTTTGGCCCTTATCGCCTTGGTCGCCTTTTTGGCCACGGTCACCGTCTATACCTTTTTGTCCCTTAGTACCATCAATGCCCTTCTCGCCTTTAATGCCTTGGTCACCCTTGTCACCCTGGTCTCCTTTCTGACCACGGTCACCATCAATTCCTTTTTGTCCTTTGGTACCGTCGATACCTTTCTCTCCTTTGGTTCCTTGGGCCCCTTTGTCTCCTTGGTCTCCCTTTTGGCCGCGGTCTCCATCAGCGCCTTTCTGACCTTGGTCACCCTTGTCACCGGTAGTTCCTTTGTCGCCTTGGTCACCCTTGTCTCCAGTGTCGCCTTTTTGACCTCGGTCACCTTCGGCTCCTTTATCACCTTGGTCGCCCTTGGTGCCTTGACTTCCTTTATCTCCGGTATCACCCTTATCTCCGGTATCACCCTTATCTCCGGCATCACCCTTGTCTCCCTGGTCGCCCTTGGTGCCCTGGGTTCCTTTGTCTCCCTGAGCGCCTTTATCACCAGTGTCTCCTTTCTCTCCGGTTGTTCCTTTGTCGCCCTGGTCACCTTTGGTTCCTTGAGTCCCCTTGTCGCCCTGGTCGCCCTTGTCTCCGGTTGCGCCTTTATCTCCCTGAGAACCCTTATCGCCAGTAGTTCCTTTTTCGCCCTGTGAACCTTTGTCGCCTTGCGAACCCTTGTCACCCTGGGCGCCTTTACTGCCGTCTATGCCTTTATCTCCTTGGTCACCTTTAACGCCTTGGTCGCCTTTATCTCCAGTGCTACCCTTTGCTCCAGTAGTCCCTTTGCTTCCATCAATACCCTTGTCGCCCTGGGCGCCCTTGTCTCCTTGGGTCCCCTTAGAGCCGGTATCGCCTTTGGTGCCCTGGTCTCCCTTGTCTCCGGCATCACCCTTTTCGCCAGCATCTCCTTTAGAGCCCTTTGGTCCTGCGGCACCTTCAGTGCCCTTGTTTCCCTTTTCTCCTTTAGATGCTGCCGCACCTGACGCGCCCTTATTGCCTTTGGTTCCCTTGGAGCCTGGCAATTGCTCGGTGGCCCCACGGGTAATTTCTACCGTGGTGTCATCAGGTTGGATAATGTCAATGTTAATATCGGCCATTAGTTCTCTACTATATCTTGTACAATTTCAAATAGGCCGTACATCCAAGTAGCAACAGTGCTGTCAGATATTTTTGTAGCCTGAACACCATATACATCAGTCCCTGCGTCAACGAGCATGTTTGCTGCGGTAATGGTAATGGTCAACACACCTAGCGCTGTACCGGTTATTGTAATGTTGGAGTTGGATATGACAATGGGGCCATCATCATATTCGCGCACTTCCATCTTAAAAGTGTAAGCCGTTAAGTCAATCGCTGTTCCGTTGGCGTCTGAAATGTTTGACGTAAGCACAAACGTATCACCACGACGGCAACACACATCTACGTGCGCAGCAGTGTTTAGATTGACGGTACTTGTTGTACCGCACGTGCAAGGACTGGATGAACAATTACACATCTTACAAAATTACGTATTCATTAAGACAGAGGCGAGGCTGCCGTCTTCCGATAACGGAGGACGCTCTCCTTTTCTCTGCGCTATTAGTTTGCTTTGCGCAACCGCCTGCTTTTCGATACGAGCATCCTTTCGGTTTTCTGCTACGGCCTCCGCTTCGCGACGAACACCACTTTCAATCTGCTGCTCTGCGATTCCCGCTTGTGCACGAAGTTGTTCAATTTGTAATTTGAATTGATACTCCAATTCCAGCAATTGTGCTTTTGACTGGGTTTCGAGTTGAATGCGCTGTGCTTCTATTTGCGCTTTCATTTGCTCTTTCTGCATTTCCATCTGGGCAGCCACCTGGGTAGACTGAGCGTTAGCCTGGGCTTGGGCCTGGGTCTGCTGCATCATCTGCTCTTGTTGCTGCTTAATGCGCTTCTTGCGACGGACAACCAAAAGGCGCTCGGCCTGCTCAACGTCTTTAAGTTGACGAATGGCTATGGCGTCCTCTAGGTCAATCTCTTTTTGTCCGAGGGCTATCTGAATGTTTTGCTCCAGGTATGCTCGCTCGCTTTCGTTCATGTCCGTGACAACAAGAACACCAAAGTTGTACATGCCCAAGTTGTTAAACGAGTTCAGTACAGCCATGTTGGTTTCCCCTACCGCATTTGTGTACACCTTGTACAGGATGCTGTCTGGAGGAATGATTTGCAAACAGCGAACAATGTCGTCACAAATCTTGCGGTATAATACATGCGCTGCGTTTGTGATATCATAGATGGCGTTGTTGCCGGCCTGAATAGCCTGCTGCTGAACGCCGACCAGAGCGTCTCCCTTGGGAGTTGTTCCATCCATCACCTCATTGATTCCCGTTGCATCACGAATCATGCGCAAGTAGTGGTTGTACAAAGCAACCAATTCCTGGATATTTCGAATAGCGTTTCCGATTTCGCGGACAGGAGGGTTCTGGAATCCGCCCTCTGGATTCTTGGAACGGTAATAAAAGATACCGGTTTGTTCGTAAATGTCCTGAATCTCAAGGGGTTGCAGTTCTCCGCCTCGGCCAAGTTGCACATTCTCAAGGCCCTCGATGTCAATAATTAACCCATCAGGCTTGGCCTTTGCGATAGACTGTTGGAGTTTCAGATGGGTGATTTGCAACATGTCCGCAAAACCAATCACAGAAGAAACCATTGACTTAGGAATCATACCGCGGATGTTCGTTGCCACTACGCTGTATGAAAGACGAGCGCGGCTAATGTCGTGTACGTTCTTGGGTATGTTTTTCTTTGGACCGTAGTTGTACATGAACTCAGTGCCCACAATGTAGGTGCCTCCGTAAACGGTAGCGTTTGCCATGTATACAGCCTCGCGGTCATACACAGACTGCTGGGGCGCATTGTACTGCGTTCCCTTGTAGTAGAAACCAATGTTTCCGTATGCTGACTCTTTCTTTTCAAAGATGATGTTGTCAACGCTCATGAACTCAAAGTCCATAACCTCAATCTTGTATTGGTCGTAGCCCTGACGATATCGAGTTCCCGGACGGTCATAGCCTGTGCTTTGCGTTGAGAACTGGTCGGGCTGATTGCCGTACTTGTTCATTACCGTCTTAGCAATCTGCTCATACTGCGCTTCAGTAAACTGGTCACCAGCCCGGCGCTTGAGTTCCATGATGGTGATGTACTTGAAGTGCCCGGCGTACGTTAGTTCCGTAAAGTTGGGGTCGTCTGTCCAGTTGTGAATAAAGCGAGCAGGGTCAACGTACTCCTCTACAATTCCGTAATTGGGGTCATTGTTTCTGCGCGCAATACCGATTCCACAGACAGCAAGGTCTTCTACGCATCGACGGTAAATGGCTTGGTCAAAGTCGTTCCACTTCAACGTCATCTCTGTTGCCAGTTGCGCGGCAATCTCTGCGTCTGTCTTTACGTTGGTGTCTAGGAATATCTCGGTTTCTTCTGGGGTATCTGGCAATTGCTCTGGGTCAAAATTCATTTCAACGCCAAGGCTTTTTGCCTCCATCAGTTGCTCCTTGTACTCAATCTTTAGGGTGGCTGAGTTTTTCTTTTTGTCTTTCTCGCTTCGTGACAATGGGTCAACCGCTTCTATTTGCGGATACGGATTGCGAGACAGAATTTTGTTGACTACAATCTTTACAAACTTTGGAACAATTGGTACTGGAGTATAGTCCAGCGTAAGCAATGTTCCGTCGCCGTTATTGTTGTCTAATGAGTTTAGTATTTGCCGATAGATAGAAGTGTCTTGCGTACCCTGTGCATAATCTCGGCAGCGCTCCATTTCGCTGTTGCGCCTGCCGTATAGGGAATTTTGATAGTCACTACCTACCCATTGAGCATACATGGCCTTCGCATACTGGAGGCCGTAAGGCGTGGAAATCTTTTCTTCTACATCCGCTAACGGGTCTGGAAATGAAGACTGTCCCTTAATATATTGATTGTCCATACGCAAAGTGGGCTATAAGGGCAAATATACTTCATATTGTTAGCGTAGAATTATCTGACCCTTTCTGAAAAACTTCTTCTCTGTGAAGTCTGATTTGGGCTTTGGAGGCTTATGTCCTTGTGCTGCAAGGAGGGCCAAGCCGCTTGATATTGACAAGTCAAATTTTGTTCGGTCATCAACCTTAAAGTTTATCCAGTCTTCTAGTGTTCTGTCTAAATACATTTTGCCAAACTCAAGTGTCTGTTCATTGAGCCCAACGTGTGCGTGGACATACGCTTCAATAGACTGCGCATGTGCTTGGATAACATCCTGTGAGTTTGATGGTATTCCTTTTGTTTTTGTCTTTACCCCAAAGCCCGAGCCAAGGTGTTCCGGTCGGTCAAGAAGCCAGTCCTGGTAACCCCTTGATTCAAAGTACCTTGCTATGCCATACTTATTGTTTTCAATTAACAGCGGATACCCGTAAAATTTTGCAGCCATCAGTACGTCTTCGTAAAAAATTTTTGCAAGCGGTGGACGTGACGCATACTCCGCAACAAACATATTGCTTGGGTGCGCCATGTTGAATTTGTTGTACATGTGGCAAGCGCCTTTTGAACCCCTGCCGTCTACGGTCGCGTCAATGTCATAGGAGTCAACTCCTCCACATCCAAGCCATGAGTTTTCAGGCTTGTTCTTGTTTCGCAGTTCCGCCGGAGGAAGCCACGCAATTCTCCACCGGCCCTCCGTGCTTGGACTAAAGACCACCTCGGTGTCGGCCACGCCATCTTTCCAAACAAAGTTTCCAATAACAATCGGAGACGGAAACAGGTCTTGGTTATACTGAATCTGCTCGTATATCTTCTGAACATTAAACAGAGACGCCTTAGAACTGTCTCGAAATGCTTCCGCTGTTGTGAATGGGAACTGGCGAATGACTTCGTTTAATTCATAAGAGTCGTCCACAAGGGCCTTTCTCTCGTTCTTTAGGAATGACTTTGCCCCAGACGAAACCGTTCCGCCATCAATGCTTAGGACTTCTTTCTCTGGGTCCTCGACTACTGGCATTCCGTAAGCGTCAAAGAATCCTTCTAGCGCATCGTATGCGGGTATGAAGATGGAGTATAGTCCACTCTTAGTTCTTCCGTTTTCGTTTCTCTCTAGCGGGTTGCTCGCGTCGTAGAGGTCTCGGTACTGCCTGCCCCCTCTGTCGAGTGGATTGACCGTGCTACCGACCATAGCCTTTCCGACAATCTTCCTACCCACAAGAAGACATGTCCTGTGAATTCGCCATGACTCTCTGATGTCTGATGGCTTTTCCCATTTGCCTGCTTCATCTAAATACAGTATATGCAGTTTCTCCCCGTCGTACGCGTTGTTCGTTGTATTCTTCCAGTTGATTACCGTGTTAAGGGCTTCTCCTTTTTGAGCCGTTTTGTTCTTCTTGGTAATTCTTTTTGATGGCTCTCGGAACGCCAACTCCATGCGAGGGTTGGTGGTACCGTCCTGGATTGGTTTGAAGAAGAACGGAAGGGACTTATAGATAGGAACAACCTTCTTCATGAAGATATTCTCCTGCGCATCGGAACCCGTCTTTGACATGATTCCCAACAATTTGTCCTTCACTTGTGTGGCCTCGTTGACAAGGACAGAGGCTGACATATTGGTATACCCCGAGCGTCGACACTTGACATACACCTGTCCTAGTGACCTTGGGTCTACTGCGCAAGCCTCAAGGTGTAGAAAAAGTTGGCGCTGAAAGTCGAGGTAGTCTGGATATCCAATATCAATCTTTGACCACTGTAGGAAAAAGTAATGGTTTCCGGTGATGTAAGTTGGTACGCCATTGTTGTAGAACCATACTCCATTTCTTCGTCTTTGATATTCCTTGCTAATATAGGACGTGTATTTTTTTCTAAACTCTTCAGGCATAGATGCCCAGTCCTCCATGGATGCCACCTTGCGAAGTTCTTCTGGTAGTTCAAGACGCCTCCACCTTTGGTCCTTCTTTGGGAGCGAAGCAAACAGAATATCTTTCTCTGGAACGGCCGGCAGTTGAACCAAAAGACCAGACAGTTCAATCACTTCTCCCTGCGTAGAGTCGGGGCAAATGTTGACAACAATCTCGTCTTCGATTTCTAAAAGTCCAGCCATTTAAAATATTTACACTAAATTAACATTATGAAAAGAATCGCACTACTACTAGCAATTGGACTCACCGGTTGCTCTGCTGTCGGTCCGGAGTTTTCGCCAGTACATACTTGCGGCTACCCCAATTGTGACCTCACAAACGTTCACACGCACACAACTCTAGAAGCACTATACGGATTCTAATTCCAGTAGATGAATACCCATTCGTCATTTTGAATACTGTTCTGCAAATCCTCCTGCATAGTCTCGGTCTTCTTTGAGTTCGTCATTGTTTTTGAGAGTTTTGATTATTGAATCTAAGCGCTCTCTTTCTACAATGAGTTCCTTTGCATCTACCGCTGTTTGTTTGATAGCCTGCAATTCCGCCTTGCGCTGAGAGCCACTAAGGTCTTGGTCTACAGGTTTCCGAATTTCCTGTATCATATTTTCTATGGCTATTTGCATAGCCTCCATAAGTAGTGTTGCCGTATGTACATTGTCATACTTCTTCTGGGACTTTGGCATAGATATGTTGCAAGTAAACTCGATATAATTTTTCTCCATCCACCTCCATGATGTAATCGGCATTCTTCATAAAGAACACCTTGTCGCCTTCGTGTAGGCCCAAGTCTTCTAGTTTCTTGGAACCGTACCGAATGTATCCAAACTGATTGTAGTCCTTATCCTTTTGAACAATCTCAAGGATGTCACTCTTCAGTTCGGCCTCCTGCTCTGCTGGCGTTAGGAATATCCACTCGCCAAGTATTTTCACTTTGCCCGTCTTCTTGCTTTTGTAAGCATACGCTTGGCAGACCCATGGGTCATCTCCGCCATCGTAGGTGACGTAATACAAGTCGTCGTCATCGTATATCCACTGTCCCCTTCGGGACCCTGCTTCTTGAATCTGACCACCCTTGTACATTAGGTGATTTCCACCTAAAACAACGTGATGATGAAAGTACAAAGTATCGCCTATTTCTACGCCCGTGGGGTACTTCTCTGGCACGCCCACAACCTCGCCTTCGAACGCCCTGTGTTGGAACTCGTTAAAGCGATTATCTAAAAAAACTTCAACACCGTTAACGACAATTGTCTCCTTTACCGGCTCCGGGATTCGGACTATAAAGTACTTCAGTGGTCTCACTATTCTCTCTTTAAGTGCATAGTGTCAACCCCAGAAGGTGGGGCATTCCAAACGTTAATCGCTATAGCGGAACGCACCCCACGTGTGACGGGTGTGACGCGGTGAGAGTGGCCGCCTGCGTCAAATATGATTAGGCGATTGAACTTTGGCTGAATTACTTCAGGCTCTTTGTTTACTCCGTTAGAAAAAATTTCCAAACGACCGCCATCAATGTCGAGTGGTACGGGGTAAAAGACAGAACCAACCCTAGGGCCAACAACCTCGCCGGTCTTTTCCCAAAGGATTTCGTCTTTGTCGGTGTGCATACTTAGCCCCGGCTGATGACCATCGCCGTGCTGGTTGGTCCAGTACTCAAATCCGGAAGTGCTCAACGGGCTATGAGGGCTTCTCTCTCCCCACACATATTCTATTAGCCTCTTTTTTAGGGTGTTAGCCGGGCTATTCCAAAAGCCGTTCCACCAATAGTATGTTCCGTTGTTTGCAAAGAAGGTCTTGTTTGCTGCTATTTCAGCCAACAAGCCTTCATCTTTGATGAAGTCGTCTACAATAATCATTCAAAATCACAATCGTGTTCAATTAAACATGGCATATCGTCAACAGTCTTCCAGAGCATGATGCCCTTATCGACGTTGTAGATGTATACAAGGTAGCGACGAATACCGTATTTAGCAAACGTTCGCTCGTCCATGACAATTGAATCAACAACTGCGTCTCCTGCTTTCTGTCCAACGAAGTACGCCATTGCATCCTTGGGGTTTTGCCCAATGATAATCTTTCTAATTAATTCCATTTCTTTTCTTCTTTTAACTTCCGCAAGCCTCGCAGTCTTCGCTGTCGATAGAACACATGGGGTTTACGGGGATTTCTTCCAAGTCGTTAAGCCAGGACCCAAAGTCCGTAGTCTCTTCGCTCATAGGTTTTGTAAGTTAGTTAAGGTTTAGCCAATAGTCAACAGAGCCCGAATCATCTTCGTCGTCGTCATCTACAGAGTTCTCTATGTAGCAACGCTGAACAGCGTCAATCATTGCATCTATCTCTAACTCTGATTCGGCATTGAAGCCCGCAAGAAACTCATAGGATAGGTCTTCGTCTTCCGTGTAGTCCATAGAAAACCCAAAGCAATACGTAGCCAAGAATTCTTTCTCTGCACCGTTAGCACGAACAATATCAAGCACTTCGTCCATCTTGCTTTTAATCTCAATGAACATCTCTATGCGTTGCTTTGCTTTCATCAGAAGGAAGTATTATAACTTCCTAAGTTAGTAATTGTGACGGTAGAATTAGTAGTGAGTTGGGCACCTCCGCCCGTAGCAACAACGTCTAGCGTATAGGTTTCTCCGCCAGCCATTTCCATTACTTTGCTAAATGACGCCGTATAGGTTCCGCTCTTCACGGTCCTGTATGATGCTATCTCCGTAGTTGGTCCGCTTGTCTTTACAAACGATATGGTAACGTCAATATTCGCTGTACTCGTCAACTCGATTGAAATGTCAACATTGTACAATGCCTCTGCGTTAATCTGGAAACCATCGCGTGGGTTTGTGAAACTAACTAACTGAATATCAGACGATGCGGCGCCAAACGTAACGCAAGATGTGGCGGCTGTCGTAGAGCCGGTTGCTGTGCCGTCACCATAGATTTCAGCAAACGGAACACTCAGTGCCGTTGTAGGCACGTTCGTCGCTGCCTGAAGGCGCGCCACAAACATTGTGTTCACTGGTACAATCGTAGAACTCATGTAGCCAGAAAGGTTTGAGCCGTCTATATACTTGTACTCGCTGGCAGACTCGTCCCATATCAAGAACTTGTCGTTGTTCGCTGTTGTTGAGGACGTGAGTTGGTTTAGGTTTCCAGCATCTTCAATCTCAATAGTGCTGCCCGTAGCGGACAAAGGAGATACTGCGGTTACGCTCGTAGTCCCAATTGGGCTAGTGCTAAGGTTACGGGTTACAACAACGCCCGTAGAACTAAGCATAAGGGCCGTAACATCGCTTGTTGCAGCCGTTGCTGGCGTTCCAGATATCTTTAGGTCACCTGTTGTTTCTACAGTATCCGTGGAGAGTTTGAGTGCCGTGTTGTTTCCAGCCCCATCCTCAACAACTTGTTCGGATGATGACACCGCAGAACTCTCTAATTTAAGAAGGAGAGAATAGGTGTCTTTGATTTTGCTACCGCTGAGACTTCCCATATTATTACTTTTGAAACAAAGATACTTATATGGCCAAAAGCAGGGTAAGCCGAAAGAGAATGTTTAGGGATTTCTCTAAAATTGATTCTAAATCAATACAAGAGAACGGCCTAAAGAACATATACTTACTGTACCTGGATGCCAAACAGAACTACGGATTGTCAAAGGGAGATGTAGAGTTCTTGTTTTTCATTTACGACCTGGAGTTCTGGACAATTGAGTACGTCGCCAAGGCTACGCACAGAGAACCGGGGTCTGTATCTAAACGATTAATTTACCCTTTGATACATAAAGGCTTGATATACAAGCACTTCGATAAACTATCCCCATCAAACTCTGTTGAGGATTTCTTCTTTAGGGATGAAACGAAGTATAACTACAGGGTGCGGTATGCTCTTTCTCAGCAGGGGCGCCTATTAGTGGCTAGGTTATACAGGAAGTTGCGTGGGGAAGAAACGATTAAGATTTCTTTGCACGACGAGCAAGGCTCATAGCGCTATTGGGGTCGCCTGATTCATGGGTAACAAGACGGAAGGGTGCGTCTTTGCTTGCTCCTGCGTGTGGTTTGTAGGCTCCTTTCATCAAAAAGTGACGGCCCCCTTCTGTCATCCAGTGGTATCCTTCTGGTGCTGGAACCTTAATGCTCTTGTTTGTTTTCTTGAGTTTCACGCTACAACAATTTGAGCAAAGTTAATAGATTTGTGCATGGCTAAACGTATTGAAGC